TGCTTACATTCGTAGAATTAATGATCCTCTAGAAAGAGATCTTGAAAAAGAAAGAGTGACTGCTCTTCGTGAAAGACTTCAGAATACTCTTGGAGGAATTGATCTAGGTCCTAGATCTCAATTCTGGAACTACGGTCTTTCAACATCTACAAGTGATACAATGCATGTGCAACCTGTAAAACTAATTGATGGAGACAACTATTTTGATATGTCTGTTCCTCTACAAGAATTAGCCTTTGCATGGCTTAGAGTTCATCCAACAATTGCAAGCTCTTATCAAGCTTGGGAGCGTGGTGAATTTCCAGCTGACACACAATTCTATGTAGCAGATGATGAGATTGAAAATGCTGTAATCTTCAAGAAGAAACAATTGATCAACAAGGCTATTGCTAAGTTTGATGCAATGACTCCTGAGAAGAAGCGTAAGGTTGCTCGTCTATTAGGACTTCCAGTAACAGAAGAAACTAAAGAAGAAGCAGTGTATAACCAAGTGGATAATGTTTTGAAACAAACAGAATTCAAGAATGGTAAATACCAAGGCCTTTCTACAGTTGAGGTGTTCAACAGATTTGCTGATATGAAGGAAAATCTTCTTCACATCAAAGATCTAGTTAAACAAGCAATTGGTCATTCAGTGTATAGGGTGAAACCTAATGGAAGAATTTACGAAGGTGAATTTGAAGTGGCTACAGATGAAGATGAATTGGTTAGATATTTGGCAGATGATGATAATCAAGATGCCCTGATTACCCTAGAACAAAGATTAAAAAGTAAAAAACTGGCAGCTGTATGATACCTGTAGATAGTTTATTGTATAAAATAGACCAGAAACTAAATAAACTATCAACAAACGAACATCAGCAAATTCAGTTAGAAGATAAAATTTTAGCTTTAAATGAAGCTCAGATAAAGCTGATAAAACAAAAAGTTGATGGTTTAAGTACAGTTTCTGGAATGGGACTGGATGCCTTTAAGAAAAGGTATGAAGACCTACAGAGCTTGGTTGAAAGTTATAATCATCAACCTCTAGAGTTAAGCCTACTTAACCCAGAATTAAATCAGTGGAAAGCTAACATACATCTGTTAGAACCTAAATACATGTTCTACATTGATAGTTATGTAATAGCTGACAAGGGTAGATGTAAGAATAGGAAGATATGGATTAATAGGGATCTTGCTAAACGTGGTGATCTTCAGTTCATTCTGAACAACACGCACTATAGACCATCCTTTGAATATCAAGAAACATTCAACTTCCTTTCATCTGATGAGATAAGTGTATTTACAGATGGTACATTCACTCCCAAAACTATAAATATAATGTACATGCGTTATCCTCAATATATAAATAAAGAGGGATATATAATGCTAGATGGTGAACCATCATATGATCAGGATTGTGAATTGGAATTATACCTGGAAGATGAACTTCTAGATTTGACAGTTCAAAACCTTGCAATGTACACTGAAAATCAGTCTGCTGTCCAGAATAGCATATATAGGATACAGACAAACGAATAAGTTTTTTTATAATTTAAAATAAAACAAAATGGCAGATTTTTCTCTAACTACGCTCTTCGTGGTTCCTGTTGGCACATCAATAGCCAGTAGTGGTTCCACGCAAGACCTGGTTGCTGGACAAGTTGGTTTCTTTGATAAGGATTATCAAGCAACCGTAACTCCAAGCACCTCTCCTTATTTCTATGTTGCTCAAGGTCGAGTAAACACCTACCTCCAAGGTTCTAAGCGTTCTGATACGATCGCTGGTTGTGGAGATAACGCAGCTTGGTGCAGCATGTAAATCTAATGTAACTGAATGGTACAAAGTGGCTGGTTGTCCAACCCCTGCTGTTCAAATTACAGATGTTGATGGCTGGAATGTAAAATGTGGTGACGTTGTTACCCTTACACTTCGTGCTCACTCTTCTTACCTTGACACCCTGTATTTCAATGGTTTCACACGTTCAGTAACTGTACAAGCTCCTTGTTGTGACTGTGGTGGTGATCCTTGTGAGAACACTGATGTTAATGCATTGATTAATCAATTCATTGTAAAATTGCGTCAGCAAGCTCCAGGTAACAACCCAGATAACATTAGCTTCAACGACTTCTACACTTTTGAGAATGTTGGTGGAACTATCCTCCGTATCTCTGGTAAGCCTCTTACTAAGTATGGTCAGCCTTGTGATATCGCTGCATTCCCTTGGGAATATGACAGGATGTATTTCCGTACATTTGTTTACAGTGGACCAGCTACAACTGCTGACTTCATCGTAGCAGATGCTTGTAACATTGTTGCTGAAGCTCAAGTTGTACAGCGTGCATCTTACCCTTCAGGTACTTCTGATGAGGTTGCACAATTGGAAAAGAACTACTACAGCTACCAAGCTGGTTACCTGAAGCATCTCTATAGGATGAATGGTTACAATGAGAACTTCGAAAGCTGGGTAAGTAGCGGCACAACTTATGACACTTACTATGTTAAGTTTAATGAGTATAGCAAGTCTGCATACAGCTGGGGTGATTACATCAAAGAAGATTCTATGGTAATCATTGCTGTTCCTCAAGGAAGTGGTGCTGCTGCATCTGTTGATGCAATTCTTGAAGACGCTCTTGGTGTTATTGAGTTTGATAATGCTTGTGTAAGCACTACAACCACTACATCAACTGCTGCTCCTTCTACCACAACCACTACTAGCACTCTTATTCCTTAATAGGGCTGTAGAAAGAAACAATATCATATAACCTAAGCCAGAGGTGAGAGGATTCAATCTCAAATCCTCTGGCTTATTTATTTAAAAGAATATGGCAGATCTCAAATTAGATATATTAGTTATTCCTACATATAATCTAGAGACCTTGGGTATTGCTGATAATTCAACTTATCCAGTTAGTCCTGCTGTACAATCTCCTACTATTGAAATAGACGTTCCTGGATTTGGTGTAGTGAGTCTTCCTTTCAATATAAATGACTTTAATATATACAATTCTACATCATTAGGATTAACAGCAGTGGGCGATCCTCTGCTACCTCTTCCTGATGGAGTTTATTATATTAAGTATTCAGTAGCTCCAGCATATTTAAATTATGTTCAGAAGACCATAATACGCGTTGATCAACTTCAAGAGAAGTTCGATAGTGCGTTTATGAAGCTCGATATGATGGAATGCGACTTGGCTATTAAGAAGCAACAGAAAGTGGAGTTGAATAGCATTTATTATTTTATACAAGGAGCAATAGCTGCAGCAAATAACTGTGCTGTAGCTACGGCAAACAAATTGTACAATCAAGCAAATAGAATGTTAAATAACTTTATTAGAGGTAATTGTAACTGTTACGGTAACAATTATATAAATAATAATATGTATTGATATGGCAAGTTGTAGAAATTGTGGTACTAAAGTTGGCTGTGGATGTCAGTTAATTAATGGATTGTGTGCAGGATGTAACGCTGCACTTAAACAAGCAACTAAAAGAATAAAAGATGTTATATCCAAGACTTACAGATTGTATTAGTTGTACAACTATTCCAGCTCTGATGGCAGACATCGATTGTAAACTTACAGAGGTGGCAAACAAAGAATACAATAATATTGTGTTCTCTTTAAATTACGCTACAAATGGACCTCTTATAGATGACCTTCTTAATTACAGAAGGATTTTAAGATTTAAGTATTGTAATCTTGATTATGGAGCACCATTCACTGTAGAGCAAATAGCAAGTAGAGTTAAAATATTAATTCATAAATAAAATAAAAACATGTCTTGTTCAAATTGTTATAACGGATGTGCTGAGATAGTTTCAGATAAATGCGTAAGATATACAGGAATTGATGTTCCAGTGTTGGGAATACAAACAGGAGACTCTTTGTCTTATATTGAGCAATCACTTATAGAATTTCTCACATCCACTCTAAATGGTGTTGGAATTAAACCTATCATCGATCCAGCTATTATATGTGCAATTGTTAATGCCAATCTCCCTACATGCGGAGAGTTTACACTCAACGATTACCTTTCAGCACTCATTAAGTCTGTATGTGATTTACAAACTCAAATTGTAGTGCTTGATTCAAGACTTGATGTCATTGAAGCTAACTACACTGTAGAATGTCTCACTGGTGTAACTTCCACTTCTGGCACACATGCTATTCTGCAAGCAGTGATTTCAAAGTTGTGTGATTTAGATTTGGAACTGTCAGCACTTGCTCTTGATGTAGATACAAACTATGTTAAGATTTCAGAACTAGATACATTAATCCAAGCATATCTGGATAGTCTACCTGCTTCTTCTAAGCAGTACAATAAAATGATTCCATACACTGTGGTTGAGTATTATGGCTCTCTGAGCTATTTTGATGCCACAGGAGCTGGTCTTGGTGACTGGGAGAAGATATATCTGTGTAATGGTTTAAATGGCACTCCTGACAAGCGTGGGCGTGTTCCAGTTGGAGCTATACAATTAGTTCCTGGAGGAGCACTTAGTTCTGTTGTAAATCCTGCTGTAGCTGGTAATCCCAATTACGCTGTAGGAGATGCTATATTTGGAGCTAACACAATCACCCTTTCAGCTGCTCAAATACCTGCGCACACGCACGTAGCTACAACTGCTGTAACTGTAACAGATACACACAGACACTTTATTGCTGCAGATATTGCTGAGAACCTACCTAATCTTGCAAATGCTACATCACCAATTGTACGCACTTCAAATGAAGGTATTTATGCTGAATATGCACTTCGTGCTAACACAACTGGTCTAGATGCCACTGTAGGTAGAACAAGTCAAACAGCTGTAGGATCAATAAATGTTGGTGTTGGAGTGACAAATGCTGTAAATGTTGGTGATCAATCTCACAGCAATATTCAACCTACACTTGCTTGTTACTACATAATGTACATTCCTTAATCTATTAAATCTACAATAAATGGCTTGTGTACCAGGTACGCCATGCTATCCAGTCCAAGTTAATACTGTCTATCCAAAGAAGTGTAACAATGGTTGGTTTGCTGGTTATCCAATAAATACGAATCTCATATGTTACAATGGTCCAAACCTGCCAAACACAGGTGTAATTACAGGGGATAACTTGAATGTGGTTCTTGAGAAGATAGATCAGGAGTTAGATCCTGTAACCTTAGTTCAAACAATTCTTCAAACTATATTAACCAATCCTTCGCTAAATGTAAGTTTTTGTACTCTTGTAAATGCCTGTGTAGGAACTACTACAACAACTACAAGTAGCAGTACAACAACTACAACAACTACAGCTGCTCCTGTATATACTATTGGAGAACCTGCATTAGGTGGTATAATTGCATACATACTACAACCTGGAGATCCAGGATATGAGATAGGTGTTCAACATGGAATTGTAACAACAATTGCAAACATTGCTCAAACTGGATGGGGATGTCAAGGAACTTTAATAGCAGGTGCAGATGGTACAGCTCTAGGAACAGGTAATCAGAACACAATTGATATTGTAGCTGGATGTAGTGATGCTTCTGCTTTCTGTGCTGCAAAGCTATGTAGTGAATTGGTACAAGGAGGATATTCTGATTGGTATCTACCTAGTAAGGATGAGTTGAATAAGTTATATTTAAATAAAATAGCAATTGGAGGATTCCCTGATATTTATGGATACTCCACTTCATCAGAATTTGATGCTTCATCAATATGGCTTCAGATGTTTAATTTTGGTTTACAGACTACAAGTTTTAAAAACAATCCATATTACGTTCGTCCAATTAGATCTTTCTAATATATTAAAAACTCTGTTTTGTTGGTTTTACAGGGTTTCCCCTGGGCTCACGCCTGGGGGTTTTTTGTTTAAATTATAATCATTTTGGTTATTATAGATAACCTAATTGATTAAATAAATTTGGAGAATTTCAAAAAGACTTGTATCTTTACTGCAATTTTAACCAAATAACAACGACATGGTTGGCAACCAACACCTTCTTGACCAGCTTCAGCAAATGCTAAACTGGAAAAAAAGCAAAAAGTTTTATGCAGAAAAGCTTGGAATAGGTGAAGAAGAAGTAGGAAGTCTGCTTAGAGAACTCAAAGAATCAAAAGAAGCAATTAGAACTGAAGCAGAAACATCTGATTATATTGGTCTCCTTGAAGATGCTGTAGTTAAATATGAAGAAGATCTTACTAGAGGTGTAGGAGAAGTGATTTTTAATTCTGCTGAAGAAATTAAATCTCTCGATGAGCTTATTATAAAGTCAAAGATTGATACAGAGAAGTGGGAAATAACTAAATATGTTCAGAACTATTGGGGAAACAGTAAAACTCCTCATTGGCAGGTTAAAGCCTGGATGGCTAAAAAGTCCACTGAACAACTATTCCAAGACTCATTTATTGAGTTTCTTAAAGAGTACCAACCTACATCTACAGAAGTTAAAGTTCCTAGAGACTACACTGATAAACCTTTAGCATCTTTAATTATCAATAAACAAGACTCTCATCTAAACAAATTTGACGTAGATGGGGACAATGATATAAGCAAAAGGTTCTCTAATATTCTACAGAAGGTGGAAGTTATTGTAAACCAAGCCAGCTTGTCAAACTCTGTAGACACAGTTTTCTACATTATAGGTTCTGATGAATTTAATAGTGAGTTCACTGGAACCACAACTAAAGGAACTCCACAACAGAACATTCTTACATATCATGATTCTTTTGAGAGAATCTGCAATCATGAGATAGAAATGATAAGAATGCTTCTTGAGAAAGCACTTGATGTACAAGTTATTTATGTAGCTGGTAATCATGATGAGTTTGTAGGATGGCACATGATCACTTGGCTAGATGCATATTTCAAGAGTAATTTGAGAGTGACATTTGATTGTTCTCCTAAGTACAGAAAATATGTAAGTTATGGAGAAACAGCAATGATGTTCAACCATGGTGATGCAATGAAGCCAGCAAAGCTTGCTAGTGTATTCCCAATAGAATTTAGAGAAGAATGGTCAAACCACAACAATTTCTACATATTCACTGGAGACAAGCATCATGAGATAAGTATTGACTTTGGTGGAATTAAGTTTTATCAAATACCAGCATTCTCTAACGCTAAGAGTTCTTGGGATGAGAAGAATGGTTACACAATCTCAAAAGCTGAAGTTACAGGATTCCTTATAGATTATGAACAAGGAATGACAAACATATTCAAACAATATTTATAATGTCAACTTTAAGAAAATTAGTTTCAGACGTACGTTCAATGCATAAGCTGCTCTCTACAGACAGTCTTATCACTGATAGGGCTATTGCGTCTGAGATTAAAAATAATTCACTACTTCTCATCAAAAGAGAAACTAATCTCAGAAAGCTTTGGGCTACTGACACTTTGTTTACCACAATCCCTTGCTTGCAATTGATTGAGGTTCCTATATCAGAATGTTGTGAGTTTGTAGATCCTTGCAGTGTAGCAAGAACAACATTTAAACTTCCTCGTATAGCTGAGGGTAATTATCAATATATTATTCAAGGTGTCTATTCTATAAATGCTCTCAGTGGTAGAGGTACAAAGATTAAAGAGATTACAATTAACAGGTATACCAATCTAATTAAACTTCCTATAATCAAAAGAGAAGAATACTATTGGATAATGAATGGTTACCTGTACGTAAGTAATCCTCTTCTTCGAGCTGTCAGAATATCTGCATTATTTGAAGAAGATGTTCCTAATTCAATACTTTACCCAGATTGTGAAGAGTGCGCAATAGAATATACAACTGATCAACTGTGTCTTAACCCTCTTGATAAAGAGTACGCCTGTCCTGGATATTTAGAGAAACAAGTTCTTGAACTTACATCTCAGAAGTTACTACAAACATATTTTGCAATCAAAACAGATGTTACGGAAGATGGCATAGATGGTCAAGCACCAAATGCTAAACCAACAAGCTGATGAGAGTAAAAGTTGACTGGAGAAGTTCTAGTAGAGAGAACTACGCTAATTTTTGTAAAAAGAATCCTTCCATAAAAATCTCGTTTGATGCATGGAAGAACATAGTTTATTCCTTCAACGAGTCTTTCAAGAATTATATATTAGAAACTGGAGAGAGAGCTAAGCTTCCTGCTGGATTTGGTGAATTCTCAATTAACAAGAAGAAGAGAAGGAAGATGAAGGGTATTGATGGGAAAGAGTTTGTCAACCTTCCTATTGATTGGCAGAAAACAAAAGAGAAAGGAAAGGTTATATACAACTTCAACTATCACACTGAAGGTTACTTCTTTGGTTGGATTTGGTTTAAAGAGACAGCCAGACTTAAGCATACAGACCTTTGGTATTTTAAACCTACAAGAGTCACATCCAGACTCCTATCGCACTACCTCAAAACCAACGACAAATATCAACATATTTATCGTGAGTATAAAAAATAGTTAAATGTCATATTACTACAGATATAATTTTACAACTCCTGAGATTGTATATTCCACTGTAAAGGAGGAACTTAAATCTTATTTTGATACAGGAGCAGTTGATGATTTAATGTTCCCCACCTACCTGGACAAATGTCTTATGAAGTTAGGAAGGGCAACTTATGTCATTGCTGAAACCACACTTTTTGTTGATGATTTTGTAGCAAGACTCCCAGATAACTTTTATGCTGTTAGGGAAGCGTGGATGTGTTCACAGATCCCTCTAAGACCTTATCAAACAGCAAACTCATTCTATTCACAAGCTGCTGATGTTACAACTATACAAGTTAGTCCTGTAATATCTGACGGTCAACCATGTACCAATCTTGAGTGTACAACAGGTTGTCCTGAGTGTATGCCTGAATTGATTCAAGCTGTATATAAAACAAACGCTCAAGCCACTAGAGGATATACAAGAGAATATCTTCTTAAACCAGGAAACCTTTCTGCATCAGGAAGGTGTGATGTAGAATATACAAATGCTTGGGAGTTTGCAAGTGCAACCCCTTCTCCTAACGAGTTTACACCAAACTCTGCTGGATATGATTCATTTGACATTAGGGACAATAAGTTTGTTACAAACTTTAGAAATGGCGTAGTTCATTTGATATTCTATGCTAATGAGTATGATGGAGCAGGAAATCAATTGATTCCAGACAACTTCCGTGTTAGAGAGTATGTAGAAGCATTTATCAAGTATAAAGTGTTCGAAACTCTATCTAATCAAATTAACGATGAGACATTCAATCAGATTCAGCAAAAGCTGATGTACTATAAACAATTGTCTGAAGAAGCGTTTATTATGGCTAGTATTGAAATTAAGAAACAAGATTCTTGGACTAAGCAAAGAAGAATCAAGAATGATCTTAATAGATTCAATATGTATGAATTGCCTAATAGAACTAGTAGGTATGGTTGGAGACGTAATAATTAACAATGGCTGATCAACAACAATCAAACATTATTCAAGAGAATAATGTTGCAAGAACAGGGTTAAACTTAGACCAGTCTGTAAATCAAATTCAGAAAGGACAGCTAACTTATGCCCTGAACGCTGCTGTAGAGAACTATGACTCAAATTCTGTTAACTATCAGAATGAGCCAGGTAATGAGTTGTGCCTAAACTTTCCCGAAGAGTATCATATTATTGGAACCCACTTCATAAACGAACAGGACAAACATATATTCTTTCTCACCAATCCTACAACAGGAGCTTCTGAGATTGGATATATGGATAATAACGATTGTATCTATCACACTTACATCAGTGGGGCTTGTCTTAATTTTAATATAGATAATCCAATACACAAAGCTGTCCATAAAATTACCAACTGTACTACAGAGATTTACTGGACAGATGGTTTAAATCCACGTAGATATCTTGATTTAAACAATCTACCATACAAGATAAAGCCTGGTACAAATGTTTGTGATAATGAGACTATTCCAGAGTTAGATTGTAATAAGATAAAGGTTCAACCAAACTTTAACATTCCTAATCTTAAAATAACAAATGTTGTAAATGGTGGCAATCTTATTGCAGGCACTTATCAATTTGCTATTCAATATTGTGATGTTGCAGGAGATGCTTACACATCTTACTATTCAGTTACTAATCCCACACCAATTTTTGACACAGATATAACCACTCCTGATTTTAACTATCCAGTGGGTAGATCTATTGAAGTGTTAGTTAGTAACATAGATGTCACTGGATACTTTCAGTATTACAACCTTGCAGTGATAAAAACTGTAAATGCCATCACTTCTGTTGAGCTTATTGGAACCTATTTCATTGATGATTCAACCAACACAATAACTTACAATGGTCAGAATCAAGCACAGATTAGGTTAACTCTAAACGATATATTTGAGAAGTTTGCTTACTATGAGATTGCACAAGATCTCACATCTGTACAAGATGTCCTTGTTTGGGACAATCTTACATCTATAGATAGGATTAACTATCAAAAGATTGCAAGTCAAATTAGTTTAAATTGGCAAACATACAAGCTTCCAGCTAACGAAAACTATTCTAATGAGTTAAATGCTACCAATCTCAGAGGCTATCTCAGAGATGAGGTGTATGCGTTTGAAATCGTATTTCTTCTAAGGAATGGTAAGCAAACAGATGGTTTTCATATTCCTGGAAGAGTTAAAAACTTTAATGAGTTTAGCTATCCTGATGTACCAACAACCAATCCTGATTTTATAGGTGAACCTGAGTATACATCTGGTGGTATTGGATATAGTCCATATTGGAAGATATATAACACTGGTTCTGTACTTGGTGCTGCTTCAGGAGATAACATTGGTAACGCCACACCATATGAAGTTGGAGAATTTGCATATTGGGAATCTACAGATGTCTATCCTTGTAATGTTGATGTTTGGGGAGAATTGGCAAACACACCCATCAGGCATCATAAGTTTCCTGATGTAAAAGTTAGTCCTATTTTCCAAAGCGGAACTCCAACCATAACAACTGGTGGTTTCTATACAAATCTTGTTATAGAAAACGAATCTGTTTTTCCAATTGGAGTAAAAGTTAGTATTCAACAAGTTTTACAACTTATTACATCTTCAGATTTAACACAATCTCAAAAAGAAGATATTGTAGGATTTAAGATAGTTAGGGGTGATAGAAACACAAATAGTTCTATCATAGGTAAGGGTGTTCTTAGAAATGTTGGTAAATACAACAGAGAGGGTACAGATTACTACTTTCCTAACTATCCATATAATGATCTTAGACAAGATCCATTCCTTCTTACTACAAGCAACGCATTATTTCCTTCGCCTGCTCCTGCTCAACTTGATGCATATAATAATCTTGAATCACCTTATAGATATGTATTCAACTCTCCAGAAACTTCTTTTGGAAAACCTTTCCTTGGAAATATTCTGAAGATTGAAAATGTAATGTATGGTGGCGGAAGAGCTCATTTTGTACAAGTTAGAAAGAATGCATTTTACAAGTTTATTTCACAAGATGCTCAAAAGAAGGCGTTAGATTCAAGTGCTGATATTGCTAATGTTGCTCCTCCATTTGATGCAACAGCAATGTTCACCGCCTACCAAGCATATCTAACTATATACATCAATGGTATCACTAGAAAGAATTATGCTTATTCTTACAACTCAATAGCTCAATATAACTATTGGGCAAATGTAGACAATGGGCTAGGAATTAAACAAAGAGAGTTAGATATTTCTCAATATATTATTCCTGGAGTACAAAATGTAGGAGATCTATATAATATAAACAACTACGATAGAGAGTCTTCAGTTTACTTAAAAACAATAGACACAAGAGATGCATCTCCTGTAACTGCTCTACCGTATGCAAGCAAAACTCAAAGCATTGCTCCTGGTGGAATCAGTTTGGTTAGTGATGAGTCAAGATATACAATTTCTGAGAAAGGAAACTGTTTAACACCAAACAATGAGTTTAATATATCAACTGTTGCTTACTATGGATCAATCAAAAACATACTAACCAATCAGTGGGGTCAAATGTATTCTTACAATACAATTGATACTGGTTTTCAAATAAGTCTTGATCAACAAGCTTTTCTCTCAGGTCAATCCCCAGAAATTACTGTTTTTGGTGGAGATACATTCATCAGTAAGTTCTCTTTTAAAACAAAGCTTCCGTTCTTTATTGATAATAGAGTGGGAGCTCCTGATGATTCAGATGTATTCTATGATGAGATAGGTAATGTAGCTTATCCAAAATACTGGCATTCATCTAGATCTATACTAAGTAACTATACAGTTGTTGCAACTAGCACTGTGATGAACAACATCATATCAATAAAAGCTATCAACTTTGATTGTGCTAGCACTCCTGATAACATGTACTATGATGGTAAGTTTTACTTATTTGCTTATGGTATTCCTACATTCTATTGTGAATCAAGTGTTAATGTAGATCTTAGGCAAGCATTTAATAACAGAGAGGGAGATTTCTTCCCTCACGTGAGCACGGGTATACCTGATGAATGGTTACAACAAAGTTTTGTACCTATTGCACAAGACAATACATATTATTACAACCCAACATTCTCTAAACAAAACAAAGAGAATTCTTTCTCCCATCTACCCATAGATTGGACAAGTCAACTTTGTTACACTAATTTTCCATTTAGAACAATATATTCTGACAGACAACAAAGCTTTACAGATAATAGAATCAACAGTTGGTTGATATATCGTCCTATAAGCTTCTTTGATTTCCCACAGAATTATGGAGAATTGGTTAGTTTGGATGGTATTCAGAATAGAGGAATTCTTGCTAGGTTTGAGAACAAGTCATTGCTCTACAACACTCTATTGACAATAGATACAAGCAATCCTCAAGCAGCCTATATAGGAAATGATACATTGTTCAGGAGTTCTCCTCCAATTGACTTTGCAGAAACTGATCTTGGATATGTAGGAAGCCAGAATAAGATGCTTCTGAAGATACCACAAGGACAGATAACTATAGATGCTAAACGTGGACAGGTGTTCTTGATAACAGGTAATCAAGCGCAAGACTTGTCAGCATTTGGTTCAGGATTGAATAGGTTCTTTACAGACCATTTGGCATTTGAAATCCTTAGGTATTTTCCAAATGTTCCTACAGATAACCATTTCAACGGTGTTGGTCTACATGGTGTATACGATAGTAAATATGATAGAATCATCATATCCAAGCTTGACTACATACCAAACAGTAGCGACATTAAGTATGATGAGACCACTAATGAATTCTATATAAATATAGTGATTCCTCGTGATCCAAAACTTTATGATGATTTGGTCATAAGACAAGTGGTGTATTTAACAGATCTTGAGTATTTCTGTAATAAGTCATGGACGCTCTCTTTCAACTTTAATACAAAGAGCTGGATAAGTTTCCACACCTATATTCCTAACTGGTATATTGGTGAGAACAACTTCTTCTATTCAGGAATAAATGATGGGTGTAACTTAGAAGCAATTGCTGCTCAAGTGGTACCAACTCCTTCTACAACAACTACAACATCAACAATTATTCCTCCTGAACCTCTTTGTCAACTAGTAGGAACTGCAACAAGAACAGCTGAGTGTGAACTAGAAGGTGATGCTCAAAAAATACCAAACTGCTCACTTAATGGATTTGCTATAAGAGAAGCACAATGCTCTCTTGATGGATCTGCTGAAGAAGTAAGTACAACAACCACTACAACAACAATTCCTTAATAAATAATAATATGGCACAAACAGTATTGATAACATTAACAACAGCAGGACTTGACACGGGTCCATTTAATTTGTATTCTGATGCAGATGGTTATGTAACACCTTTTGAAACAGGTGTGGCAAAATCTGCATTGGTTGCAGGATATACATCTACAGTAGTTCCCGATGCTGCTACAATAATTCGTGTTGATTCTACAGGAGTTTGTACAAACTTTGTAGATTTAACAATAAATATAGTTCCTCCAGCCACTACAACCACAACTACAACTATTGCATGCCCAGGTGAGTTTACATTAATAAATTCATCAAGTGATTTAGATATTAGCGGTATGGATATTGGTGGCGCAGCTGTTGTTGTAACAAGCGGTGCTTTCCCAAGCACACCTTCCACTACAATAGTTGGGGAATTGTCAAATGTTTTGACTGTTCCTAACGTTTACGCTATAGATTTAATTTCTGTAACATCAAGCACAGTAGGTCAAACCATTACTGTTGTAGATAGCCTTGGGAACTCTCAGACACAGACAATACCTGTAGGAACAAATGATATCATATTTAACGGTGTTGATTTCAACTGCTTAACTACAGTGCAAATTACATGTAACACATCCACTACAACTACCACCACAACCGCACCTCCTGCAACAGTATCAATTGATGCATGCGGTAGTCAACAGGCTGACCCATCTGGTAATGTAGTGATATATGTATATGCTAGCGTTCCTGTAGATACAACTCTTACAGTGGGTGTTACATGGACAGCTGTTGATACAAGTACAGTGTCTGGAACTGTTACAATCTTGGTAGGTGAGACATGTGGAACAACAACACTGGTAGCTGATCCTAATGAAACTGGAGCTAATCTAGAAATTACATCAATCACTCCAGGATCGTTCGGTGGTCAAACTTATTTTGAAAATACAGAAACTCTATCCACTGTATGTACAACATGTCCCATACCGTAAATAAATAAACATGGCTAAGACAATTGTCATAAAGTTAAAAAAGGCTGGCAGAAGAGCAACTATGTTTTCCATATCTGATGATATGGGGAACATACTTGCTACTGATGTGCCTAAAAGTCAATTGATTTCTGGATTAGCTTTGAGTGTTAATGATTCTGTAAATGTGGTTGTTCTTAAATCAACAGGGATTAACTGTTGTGGAAGTGTATGGAATATTCCTGTTACAACAATCACCAATCCAGAACTAGCTGCTATTAAGTTTCAAGATTCTAACACAGCATCTCTCTGGAGACATCTCACCAATCCTGTAATATACAATACATATTACGGATGTGTAAGACCATATATTATTGAGTATCCTTTCGCATACCAATACTATGATGAGATTCTTCAGAATGTAAAGGATTACACAAAGGCATATATATATTTGCCAAGTCAACAAGGTGTGTTTGATGACAATAGAAAGATAGAAGTGGATAATGAGTGGTTCAATAAAGCTGTTCTGTATAATGGTCAGCAGAGTTCTGGTGTGCTTAAATTGGTTCCAAAACCAATGCACAACCTAAAGGAATACTTGAAGTATCCTATATACAACACTGATAGTAAGACAATTACATTCACCAAGAGTGATAACTTCTATCAATATAACACCTTCTGGGGACTCGTTAAAAACAAACAAGTTCCTTTATTCGTAAACACTTGTGAAACCATGTCTATCGATAAGATAGTAAACCAAGAAAACATGGATTATGGCAAGAGATCATTTAAGAAGGAACCTCTAAGAGCAAAAGACTTGAAGGTGAGACACATATTAGATAACAAAGATTACGTACATTTGGTAAGTCAATTCATTTACACTCCTGCTCAAATCTCTTACAAATAATGGCTAACAAGATTAAATGCACATGTGGACATTCCTGGAATAAATCAGATTCCAGTAAGAAGGATGTAACAGTGTGTCATATATGTGGAAAGAACAATATGAAAGATGGTGGCTGGCTTGATAAGTTTGATGTTCCTGAAGCACAGAATGGTATAGAAGGAACAATGGGTGGATTGACAGATATTGGATTTAATTACAATGGTGCATGGGGAGGTCCTTCTATGGCAATGGGAGGATCAATGCCTGGTGCTGTAGGGTTCACGTACGCGCGTACAGGAGGCATTCCTTCTAATGGTCCTTATGCTAAGAAGACAAAAGCTAGTGCACAGAATGGTAAGGAGATGAAATTCTACCAAGAAGGACTAGATTGGAAACCAAGGAATATTAGTAGAGATGGAAGTGAAATACCACAGGCACAAATGGGAACAATGGTAACACCTCTTAATTTCTCTAAACCAATAGGAACATTGGAGGGTGTTTCAGAAGTTATGTCTGCTCCTGCTAGAACAGCAACATATTTACTTACAGGGAAATATCAAGATCCTTCTCAAGCTCTTGGTATTAAAAATCCTGTTGGAGCTTTTGTCACTGACGCTATTCTTGATCCTACAAATTTATTAGGAATTGGTGTTGCTGGTAAAGTTGCAAAAGCTGCTACAAAAACTGCTGGTAAAGTTGTAAAAGCTGCTGACAAAGTTGCAACAGCTATTGGCAAACCTGTTGTGGAAGCAGGACAATATATAGATAAAAAGTTTATATATCCACGTGTTTTTAAAAAAGAAATGGAGGAATTAAAAAAAGTGCATGAACTTGCTCCTAAAAGATACAATTCTCCAGAAGCAGCTCCAAGAATAAATCAGGTTTTAGGTATAGATCCTAAAAACATTCAACAGCCAGCACTTACATTTGAACCACATATAGGAAGTCATTATTCTTCATTATTTAATAATATAAACATAGATTTAAGACAAGCAAAAAATCTTCGTAAAAAACAATTGCTTAGTCCTAAATCTATTTACGAACATGAGTATGGTCATTTTTTACAAAGAGAATCAAATAGACATAGTGAAGATTTTGCTAAAGAAGTGTCAGATTATGAAAAAGAAGTAGCTAAATATAATTCTCCAGAAAATCAAAAGATACTAAAAGATCCTAGTCTCTGGCTTAATAACAAAGATGCAGTTTTATTCTCTCCTGGAATAAAACCAATACCTGCAAGTAGACCTACAAAAATTGACTTAGCTTCAAATAAAGTTTTTGACAGACAAAAAGGTCTTGGAGTTTTACCTGATAAAGGAGTGATGAACTTAGAAAATGCCCTTGACAATTCTTCTTATTTTACACATAGAAATGTAGAACAAATGCCTTTTTTAAGAGAAATGAGGCAAAGTATGCTAGATAAAAAATATATAAAAGATTACTATGAACCCATATCACAAGAAACAATAAGTAGGTTTATACAAGAAAATCCTAAAAATAGAATAGCTAGTTTTACATCATCAAGTAATGCTAAACGTATGGAGGGATTAGAAAAACTATTTAGAAATCTTCCAGCCATTGTTCCTGCTATAGGTGTTGGTGCTGCTGCTACAGTTGAACAAAAGAAGAAAGGTGGAAAGATAAAAAAGGATGACAATGGTTATTGGAATCCAGAGAACTGGGGAGAGCCTGTAGAAATAGGAAGCAATGAAATAACAATGCAAGGAGTGTACGAACCTCTTCTTGGTGTTTCTGATACAGGAGATGTACAATACATGGAACCTGGTCAAGATTATAAATTTAAAGGTAATAAAGTTACAGAGTATCCTATTGCTCAAGAAGGTATAAAAACTTCAGCAAATCCTTATTTCAAATCTGCTAAAGAAAGAGATGCATATAGACAAAGGTTGAAAGAAGTTTCTGAACAAGCTCTAAGTGTTGGTTCTGATGAAGATTTGTTGATAGGAACTTCCTATCATAACATAGATGAGGGAAACAACTGTATAAATGGTATATGTGGATTAAATCGTAGAGCAGGTATAACGTATAATAAACCTACTGATGTAGATAGGTTTTTAAGTGGAGAAAAGTTTGCACAAGCTGTGGCAAAGGGAGATGAAGATTATTATCAAGTTGATGGTAATTTTCAAATAGGGGATCACATGATGTATAGAAAGAAAAAAGGAACAGCTAGTCACAACAAAATTATTTATGATAGCTTTGTAAATAACCAAGGTGAGAAAGTTTACAAAGTGATAGATAATGCTGGTGGTAAACAAATGAAAACTGATAACTATACAGAATCAGAACTTAAAAAAATGCAACTCGAAGGAGGTGGAGGGTATGATAAAGTTAACATTTATAGACCAGGATACAGTATAGATAAAACACTTATTGAAAAAGAAAGATTAGAAAGAACATCGCCTGAAGCAAGAAAAGCATTAGCAGATCGTGCAGAAAGAATAGCTTGGGAAACTTCAAATAATCCAGGGTATAAATACTCAATTAGAAAAGATAGTGAGTATTATAATGATCAACCTGAAGGAATGCAAAAGTTTATTGAGTTTGCTAATGATGACAAAAAAATCAATAAGCTTGTTGAAAAGTTAGGAGTAGACAAGGGTGTCATACATGATGAATTACTTAATACTTTTGGTGAGTTGGGTCAAGAGAATAAATGGGAGGATAGAACATTTGGTGGAACAGGTGGTATCGAAAACACTATTGAGAAAATCTTTAAACCCAAATCTTGGTCAATAGGTCCTGGTCAAATAAAGTTTAATACAATTGATCCAGAACTTAAACAAAAGTTCAATATTAAGAAGCCAAAAGACTTATACGATTTTGATAAGATTATTCCATTGATGACCGCAATGAATATAAAAAATCGTAAGTATATGGAAAATCAAGGTAAAGATCTTTCTACAAAACTTATAGGTAAACCAGGAGTTGGTGCAGATGAATTAGAAGGCGGTGTTGGTAGATGGACTCCATACATGTACAGAGGAAAATTGAGTAATCCTGTTAGTATAGCAAATGAAGAAATAGCAGGTTCAGATCTATACGGACAAGAACTTACAGATAAAAGAAATAGCATCATTAGAGATAAAGCAAGTTTATTTGATAAAGGATCATATGCATCAAATGTATTTGAAAATATAGACAAAAATCTAGAAAGAACTCTTCCTGGAGAGTACTTTTATCTTCCTCAAGAAATGCAACCCATCAAAATAACTGCCAAGAAAAAGAAAAAGAACGGTGGTTGGTTAGAGAAATATAAATAAAAACCTGTATAATAATATATTATGAAAAAAGACATTCTGAAAATTGCTGGTGTTAAGTCTGAAGCTGAGTTCTATAAGAAGTTTCCTTCAGAAGCTGAATTTATGGCTAAGCATGGTGGTGCTTTTAAGAAAGCCAAGATGGGAGCATCTATGGTTAAAAAGCAATTAACACAGCTTACAGATTTCTCTAATCCTCCACAAGCACTATATGGACAAAAAATAGGTGGATTACCTCCTGCATACCAATATGATCTGTATGATCCTTACAGTGGAAAGGTAAACAATGCTGCTAAGTACAACAAGCGTACAGGTATGATTGATTCTCCTACAGGACAAGTTAGCATGGCTGACACTCAACAAATAGGATTTGGAGACACTGGTAAAAAGTCACCTAGTAGATTTGTAAAAGATTTGAATGCCAATGATATACAATCAGGTGTTCAAATGACATCAACACTTGGTAAGAATTATCAAAAAATAAGTACTGCTATTGAAGAAAAGAAAAAAGCAAAAAGATTAAACGCTTTAAGTCCTATAGTTCTACAAGCATCTGGAACCAGACCAGAGGAGATGAAACGTAGATATGTTAGACCTGAGGACAATATAGTTGATCCAGGACAAATTAGTAGTCCCTATGGAACAGGTATGGACTTCCTACAGATGGCATATGGTGGATCTATTGGTGGTAATCCAACAGAGATTCAGAACATGTATAACCCTGGAGACATTTATTCTGACATGGGATATGAACCATTGAGTGAGAGTGATGTGGTAAAACAATATAGAAAAGGTGGAGGCATTCCAAAAGCTCAAGGTGGCATGGATGTGATTATAGAGGGAGTTAATACTGTAGGAGACCTAGCTGCTGGTATTATAGGTATAGGTACTAAAAAACTTAATAAAGAAAGCCAACAGCGTCTTGGACAAGCTGCTTTTCAATCAGGTATGCAAGATTTGCAAGAGAATCAATATTCTGGATTTATGGAAGATGGAGGAGAAGTTGGACTCAAGTATTTGAGCCATGATTGGCAGCCACAGGTGATTACAAAGTTTGGTGACTATGATGTGAAAGATCTTCTTAAAGATGACCCAACTATGGACACTCTTAGAGCTGGTGGTCATCTCAAGAACTACACTGCTCCTAGTGAAGCAGCTATGTCTACAGAAAGACCAATGATGCAGATGGGTGGTGAACTTCAAACACATTGGGGTGGTGGAGCTGAAACCATTTCTCAGAATCCATTCTTACCAGGAGATGGAGAAACTATAATGTTCAGAGGACAATCTCATGATGAATCTGATGGACAGGGAAGAACAGGTATTGGTATCACTTATGGTGAGAATCCTGTAGAGGTGGAAAGAGGTGAACCTGCTGTAAAGCTTCAAGATGGTGGTGAAGAAGAAAGTCTTGTTGTATATGGCAATATGAAGATTCCTTCTTACGGAGTGAGTGAACTTAATGACCCTAAAGCAAAAGGTAAGAAGTTCAAGAGTTATGTAAATGACCTGAGTAAGATGGAGGTTAAGCAAAACAAGATAATTAATAAAGCTATTTCTGGACTGGATAGTGCTGATATTAATGATCCTTACACACTTTTGTCATTCAATTCTGACAAAGCAAATTTAACTGGAGCGTACATGAAACTAAAAGATATTGCTCAGAAGAAACAAGTTGCTGCTGGTATACAGAATGCTATTCTAGATACAGCACAGGAACAAGGATTAGATAGCGATGCTCTTTCTAAAGGTAATATTAAAAAAGCTAAAGCTTCAGACATGGCTAAGTTTGGTGGTAAGTTTACACAAGCGCAATCTGGAATAAATCAACCTCTCACTCCTATTTTGCCAATGAGCACATATTATAGGATTGATCCAAGATCTTATTCTCCAATGGTTACAGCTTCTGAACTAAAGAATAAAATGGAACAGAAACCTGTTAATAAAAAAACAGTTGCTAAAGGTAAAGCTCCAGTTAAAGAAACAATTGAAGCATCTACACGTATTGAACCGTTTACATCTATAGATGTTCCAAGAAAGCTAAAAAGTGCTGCAGACATGGATATCACTCCAAAAGTAACTGCTGAAGTTCCTGGTTATGCAAAGAATTTAAAAAGTCCTACACAACTGACACCAGAAGATAAGTTCGATTGGATGGATATATACAGGCAGGCGCAACCCTATCTTATTCCTAGCAATCAAGAAGCTCTTGATCCAGCTCAACTTGCACCAGAAATGTTTGCTTTGGCAGCCAACCAACTAGAACCTGTACAAGCACAAACCTTCCAACCTATGCTGGAAGAAATGCCCACTGTATCTTTTCAGGATCAATTAAATGAGATTCAGGCTGAAGCTAATGCTGCTAGGAGAATGGCAGGAACTAATCCAGCAGCTCAGGCAATGATAAGTGCACAGGCAGCAGCAGCTAAAAACAAAGTGCTAGGAGAACAACTTAGGACTAATCAAGTTATGCAGGCTGAGGCTAGAAAAAGAAATCTTGATGTTTTAAATAAATCAACTCTTGAAAATCTAGGTATTTTTGATAGGCAGTACGGAAGACAAGAAGAAGCTAAGTCTAAAACAAAAGCTCAAGCTCAGGCAGCTCTTAGTTCAATAGCTGATAAAATAGCTAAGAACAAACTTGAGAACAGAACATTGGGAGTGTACGAGAATATGTACAACTATAGGTTTGGTCCTAAAGGAAGAGCTTACAATGTTAACGCTCCTGTTGATTGGAATATGCAAGGAAGTCCTTTTGCTAGAACAACTGGTGGAAAAGGACAACTGGCTCCAGGGTACGAGTTTACATATGATGCCACTGGTAATATAATTGGCACCAAAAAATCATCAAAAGAAGATACGACTGGTAAAAATGGTACTATTGTAAAAGCTATCAAAAACTTATAATCAACTCAGTTATAGCAACTTACCAAAATTCGTTATTGCTCTTGGTTGCTAAACTATTTTAAATTAAATTTGCTAACTCATTAATCATGGCTTCATTTACAGACGCAATATCACAATTTAATCCCTACGTTTCCCAGCTTCCCGTGGATGCTATGGTGAAGGTAGGTATGCAAAAACAAGCTCAGTATGATCAAGGAGTGCAGAAAATTCAAAGCTATGTAGATAATGTAGCAGGAATGAGTGTTTTGCGTCCTGTGGATAAACAGTATCTTGAGTCAAAAGTTAATCAATTAGGAAGTAGACTTAAGAATGTAGCTGGTGGAGATTTTTCAAATAGTCAACTTGTTAACTCTGTAGGAGGAATGGTTGGTCAAGTGGTAAAAGATCCTCTAGTTATGGCTGCTATGTATTCTACACAGAACGATGCAAAGAACCAAGCTGAGATGGAAGCTGATGAAAAAACTGGAAAACTCACTCCTCATGCTAGGTATTTTTATGATATTAAGCGTAATGCTTATTTGAATAATACAGAATTAAAAAACCAAGAAGGTAAACCTATCACCTTCACTGGACAATATCAGCGTTCTTGGGATCTTGATAAAAATATAATAGACGCAGTTAATGCTGTAGGTGAGCGTAAGTATGATGCTAAGCAAATATTTAAGACAGATCCTACTACAGGAGCAATATTGTATAACACACAAACTATAAAAAATCCTAAAACAGGAAAAACTGAACAAGTTCAGGGCACTCCAATTCTTTCTGAATATGCCACAAGAGAGATAAAAGAAGGTAAGTTTAGTGAGAACATCTCTGCTGCTATCGATAGTGTATTATCTAGACCAGAAGCTCAACAAGAACTTTTGATGAGAGGTGTCTACACTTACAGAGGATATGATGACATTAATGATTTTGTTGCTGAGTATGAGAAAGAAAAGAGAACAGGACTTTCTCTTTTAGAAAGCAAGAAGCTTGAATTAATGAATAAGGTTCTTCTTGAAACAGATCCAGATAGAAAGGAACAACTTAAGAGATTGGTTGATTCTACTGAGAGTGAAATGTCCACACTTGCTAAATACGAAGATCCAAGAATCAAACAAGCAATAGCAACAAAAGATCTGGATGCTTACAAAGCAATGGTTTACACACAGCGTCAGAAGAACAATTGGATGACTTCGTATGTAACTGAATCAAACACAATAGATTATGTAGAAAGTGCTCCTTGGCAAGCTTATAGGCAAAAGATTAAAGATGAGCAAGAGTGGTGGGCTACAAAAGATGCAAGTAGCAGAGGATGGGCAGCAGTAAATATTTCTAGACAAAATGCAGCTCTTGAGGCAGAGAAGTGGAAATATGATCCAAATAATCCAGATGCAGCAATCAATCAAGCTAAACCTTATGAAAAAGCTTCCACTCCACAAGAACTATATAATAATTGGATAAGTTCAGGAGCAGAAGCTAGTGATAACTACGATGCTTCTAAAAAACAGTTTGTTGTAGATTACATGAAAGCATTGAATTATGGGAATGGAAGAACCTACTCAGATGATGAAATAACAAGAAGTGCATATCAATATGAAAAAGACCGTCCTGGTTTTTTTGAAAGACAATATGCAATTGCTAAATCTGCTGTACAAAACAATCCTACAAACCCAGCTTTCTCAAATCTCATAACTTCCCTACCTGGAGTAAATCGTCTTGAGAAACAAGTTGAGAATTTCTCTAGAGAAGTTGATGAAATTAACAATGATCCAGAAGTTATAGCTGCAGCTGGAGGAAAAAAAGCTTCAGATTTAGAAAAGAACTTTAAAACTACAAAGTTTAAGTTTCAAGGGTTTGGCGGTCAAGAGATTACTCTTACACCAAAAGATCAAATGAATTTAGCAATTGCACTTTCTACCACAAAAGGTTCTGCACAAAATAATAAAGCAGTAGCTGAACTTAGAGCCTCTACAGGAAAAACGGTTGATAATCTTGTTACTACGGTTGGTATGATAGCTGAGACTGGAAAGAGTTTTAAAGAAGCAGGATTTACTTCTTTCTTTACAGATCCATTGTACGCACTTGATAAAAGAAGTCCTGAACATAAAGCTGCTGCTGGAAATATCCGAAAGTATATGGATCTTATTGGTGCAGATGTTACTAGTGCTAAAGAGAATGTGCTAAAACAAAAAATGAAAGGGAACAGTCCTTTGGCATTTGAACTATTCTCTCCTGGTGCTAAAACTCCTGAGAAGGAATCAACTGTAGAAAGACTTAAAACTGTGCTTGCTGATAAGAATATAAGCGATGAAGATGTTTCTAAGTTTGCAGCATTCTATTCAGGAACTGGTGCAGATAAAGATGCATACACAGTGAACATTGGTGTTAATAGAGGTGGTGCTTTTGGTGGAGAACCTAAATTGAGTCTTGATCTATATGATAAAGATGGATTAGTAAAATCTGTCATTGTAAGTAAAAACGATGCTGATTATATAAAAGGAACAAGATTAAACATACCAGCTCCTGTATCAGATGCTGTAAAGAGAGTTAACTGGAATACTAAAACAGGTTCTACAAACTCTACGACAGCTGACCTAAACAATCCAAATGCTTATAAAGGAGCATTCTATCAGAGCGATGATTTCTATTCACTCAATAGACCTAATCTATTGGGAGCTGATATAAAAATAAATAATCTTGGTCAACCAAATGTATATTTTTATACAAAGGATAGGAACGGTAATCCTAAAGCTGCACCTTTTAAAGCCAGTGCTTCTGACATTTTACCAACTGGATTTTCTAGTATAGATGCAGCAGATAAGTTCATAAAAGGTATCACTACCGCTGCTCAGATTGATAACATCTTGAAGAACGCAAATATAAAATAGTTATGGAATTAGATCCAAAGTTTAGAGAATTTGCTAGTCAAATTAGAAATGAAGGTGTTCCAGATGTTTCACCTATTCCTCCAAGAGGAGGAGGAGAAGGTCAAGGTGGTATGATCACTGATCTCCAACGTTTATTTTTGGAATCTAATAAAGCAGAAGACACTTCTCAATTTTCTTATAATACAAGAGATGTATCTAAAAAATACGCTGTTACATACAAAGGTGTAGATAATGAGGAAGTTTATGCTCAAGGACAGGGGTGGACTAATAAAATGGTTAATGGTGTAGGTAAAGGATTACTTCTCACAGGAACCACCTTCTTACAAAGTACAGTTGGATTAGTTAATGGTTTAGGTGCAGCATTGGCAGATGGTAGAGCTGCGTCATTCTATGATAATGATATGAACAGAAGCCTTGATGCTCTTAATAAAGAGGCTGAAGAAAACTGGCTTCCTAACTATTACTCACAAGCTGAAAGAGATGCTAGTTGGTATTCTCCAACAAAGCTATTGAGTGCAAACTTTTTTTGGGATGGTATTATAAAGAACTTAGGATTTGCAGCAGGTGCTGCTTTATCTGGTCAAGTGATATCTTCTGCATTAAAGTCAATTCCTCTTACATCTAAACTTTTTGTTTCAGGAAAAGCTGCACAAGCACTGTCTGCTACAGAGGAAGGATTACTTGCAGCTGATAAAGCAGCAGGTACATTTGGAAAGGTGAAAGCTCTTTCTGATAAATTTGTTACAGGGTATGCATCAATGAATGCTGGTGGAAGAGCTGTTGTTGCAGGTCTTGCTACAACAGGTGAAGCTGGGTTTGAAGCATTCAATAATGCAAAAGAATTTAGAGAAAAGAAGATTGCAGAATATAGAGCAACTCACTCTGGATTAGATCCTACGCAACGAGAACTTGATGAGATTAATCAGTTAGCAGATGAGGTGGGTAATTCCTCTTTCCTATTAAATACAGGACTTCTCACCGCAACTAACTATATTCAGTTTCCTAAAATATTAGGATCTTCTGCAAGACTGGAGAAAGGAATGGCAAGTGCTGCTACAAAAGAAATAGGTGAAGTGGCAAAAGATGCTGCTGGTAATCTTATTGTTGCTCCATCTAGATATGGTAAGGTGCTTGGCTTTATTAAAAAAGCTGCACCATATACATTCTCTGCATCTGAAGCATTTGAAGAAGGTGCTCAGTTTGCTATTTCTTCTGCTACACAAGACTACTATAATAAAAAATACAAAGGAGACGCAACCAGTTTTCTAGATAGTTTGACAGAGGGAGTTAGTAAAACATTAACCACTGATGAGGGAATGGAGAACGTTCTCATTGGTGGATTGTCTGGTGCACTAATGACTTCCAGAGGTAGGTATTTAGAACAGAAAGAAAAAACAAAAGACACTGCTGCCTTTGTTGAACAAGCTAATAAATGGAAACTCTCAGACTTTAGTAAAGAAACAATTGACTCTGTAAACAGAGGAACTGCTATTCAAGAGGAAAGAGAGAGATATTTAAAACAGGGTGACACTCTTATGAGTAAAGAGGCTGAGAGAGATTATCTAATTAACTATCTCACTCCTCGTATTAAGTATGGTAGGCTCGATCTTGTAAAAAGTGATATTGCAGATTTAAGACTGTTGGCATCTTCAGAAGATGGTTTTAACCAACTTGTTCAAGAAGGTAAAGCTCTTAATGGAGATACACAACCAGCATATCTACAACGTCTCACTAATCTTGAGACCACTGCAAATAGCATAGATTCTTTGTATCAGTCTCTCACTCTTCGCTATGGAAACTTAGTGAATGAAAAGAATCAACCTCTTTATAATCAAGAGGTTATGAGCAAGATGATCTATGCTGCTACAAAGGTGGCAGATTATGATGTAAGGATTCCTCAATTGAGTGGTGAACTTGCGCAATCAGGAATTGCTATTGAGGATGTAATAAATGGTGTTGCTCAAGGAAACGATGAAGCGTTTAATAAAGCTCTTGCTGATATCGATGCATTAGGTGTAATTGATGACCAAAAGATAGATCTCAAGATTGCTCTCCAAGATGTAAAAGATCTTACACAACGTAGACAAGAGTTTCTAAAAGAATATGATGAGATAAAGAAATCTCCTGAGAAATTCTCCACTCCTGTTCCTACAGAAGAAGAAAAGAAACTTGCTGCTGAACAAGCTGATCAACCAAAGAAGACAGTAAAGATTAAGACAAAAGATGGTGAGGAAGAGGTTGAAGTAGGTACAGAATATTTCTTAGGAAGGGTGGTTGAATATGATAAAAATGGTAAAGAAGTTTATCGTGCACCTAGATTAACTGTTCTTGGAGAGAATGAGGATGGTACAATAAAGATAAAAGACTCTAATGGTCTTGTAAGAGATGTTGCTAAAAGTGTTCTGGCTGATTATAAGCTTGGTAAGGTGAGTAGAACTTTAGCAAACAGGAAGGCTAAATTTTTTAAGGACCATTGGAATACAATATATGAATTTAACTTTGGTAAAGGAAAGAAGGTTAAAGGTAGGTTAGAGTATTCTGATAAAGACAAAGTGTTAATCTTTGTCTATCGTAACAATAAAGGACAACGTAAAGAACTTGAAGTTACAGCAGATCAATTTGTTGCTAAGAAAGGATATGCTAATCCGATGATTAAGGCTATAGGGGAACTTACAGCTGTACAGAAAAAATCAATGGAGGAATTTACAGCAGAAAAAGATGAAAGAACTGCTGCAAAAAAAGAGTCAAGACTTAAAATACTTAGTGATCTATTTGATGAAGTTTCTGATAAACTTGATTCTACAAAGAGTCTCCTCCAACAGAAGTATTCTCAGTTTGAAAAGATTGTAAATGATCTTACCAAATTAGAAGAGCAGATTAAAGTTGGTGAACTTAGTAAGACCTACACATTTAAGAAGACTACTAATAATGCAATCAAAGCTGCTAATAGACTTTCGAGAATGCAAGAACAATTGCGTCTTGAGATTGCAGAACTTGAAGCAGAAAGAGATCAACTTGAAATAAACCAAGAATATATCTTTGACCTATCTGAAAATATAGATGAACTTCCTACAGATAGTAAAGAGTTCTTAGAAGAATTGAAAGAACAAAGAGATGCTGTTCAAGATCTTGTTCTTGAATCAGGACTTGCTATCAACTCTCTTTCTAAACTACTTGATAATGTAGAAGGTGCATTAAAGACAGCTGTTGATTTTGCACTTGATCTTATCAGAAAGTTTGAATCTAAATATCCAAATCTACCATATACACCACTTGGACTTCGTGAGTTCTTGAATAAAGACCTTGAGTTCAAAGGTGTCTATCCAGATTACCAATCCTACCTACAAGCTAATCCAAATCTATTAGCTGATCTAACAGAATTTGAAAGAGACATTGCTGAAATAGATGAACTTGATGTAACTCCTAATGAGCGTTCTGTTGCAGAACTTAAGGATGAGATACAAAAGCTTTATGGTCAAATCAATGAAGCAGAGCAACAACTGAAAGCAAAGAATCTTGTATTAGACAGACTCAGTGATATTGCAGAAACATATAAGAAGCAACAAGAAGAAGAAAAAGCTGTTGCAAAAAGTCTTGCGTTAAGAGAAGAGTTCTTAGGAATTAATACAGAGGATGTTCAAACTCTTACAGCTGAAGATAACAGAGCTTATGAAGCAGCTGCTAAGAAAGGATATTTTGCTGTAGTTGGTGGCACAGTGCCTATTGATGATGGTAAAGCTCATCAGAAAAGAGCAAACAATTTTGGAGTGAGACTGCCATCTATGGATGATGCAGATAAGATATTTGGTATTATTGTAACCTCTAAGACAGAAGAAGAGCTTGGACTAAAAGGATTGATGGAGCACTTATATGCCAAAGATCCTAGTACAGTGATTGCTCTTGTTATGGTTAAGAAGAACGATGATGGTACATA